TTGCCGTTTCGGAACCATTCTTTGGTGCCATTTGCATATTCAATCGCCGGGCCATCTTCTCGGTGATATTTGCCGTTCAGATACCATTCTTTGGTGCCATTCGGAAGAACATGCTTTGTCGGGGTTTCCATTATCGTCCTCATGCCTGATGCCTGATGATTTACAATAGCAAAATGAGTAACCACTGTCAACCTTTTTTATAATAAAAAATACGATAAATAAAGATAGGAGAATAGTATGCCTAGGCTGTCACTTTGGAGACCTAATAAACAGAATGATTATCGGTTCCTAGACCGGACTATCGCAGAAATGCTGACGGTCGGTGGTACAGACCTATACATTCATAAGTATGCTGGTATCACGAATCAAGGTCCGTCAGACAACTACACTGAACCACAATATCTAGAGCCTAATCCTACGCAGATTCAGGATCTACTCTTTCTAGAAAATAGGGATAGAAAGTATGATCCTAACATCTATCGTCTTCGTGGACACTACAACGTTCAAAATCTAGACTTTGATCTAAGCCAATTTGGATTGTTTCTTAACAATGACATCCTCTTCATTACCGTTCACTATAATGATATGATTGACATCATAGGTCGTAAGTTGATGGTGGGTGATGTTCTAGAACTTCCTCATCTACTTGACTACAATCCATTAGACGAGAAGATTCCAGTCGCGTTGAAAAGGTATATGCAGATTACTGACTCTAACTACGCGAGTGAAGGATTCACGCAGACATGGTATCCACATTTATGGCGTATAAAGTGTGAACCTCTCGTCAACTCTGAGGAGTTTGCCGATATTCTCAATGCACCAATCAATCAGGACAACTACCTTGGAGACTTTGACCCTAACAAGACATATCCGCCAGGATACACTGTGACTTACGGTGGCATCATCTACGAATCAACTACGAATGTTCCTCCTGGCGTTACTCCTCCGGACGCTGCTTATTGGAAACCGATTGATAACGGAAGTCTTGCTGATATCCTGTCAACTTATAACAAAAATATCTCTATCAATGACGCGAACCTTAAAGAAGCAGAGAGGCTACTTCCAAAATCTGGATACGACCAATCCAATCTATACATCGTTCCTACATACGGCGTGTATGAAGCAAACGGTGTTCTATCAGATAAAACGAATCAACCTGCTCCACCAATTGATATCGTGGTTGACCGGTCTACCGAAGCAGCGATTGCCGGTACGGTCATGATGATTCGTAGTCCTAGATACAAAAGTGCTGCTGCCGGCATCAAGATAAGCAAGCAGGCCCTGCAAAGTATTTGGGACATGACAGTTGATGCTGTTCCAGAAGTCAGGCTTGACAAGTTCAATCAAGTAGAACTAACTGTGGTTACCGAAGCTCCGGTTCTGACTGGTGGTGGCTCAGGTCCTGTATCAGGTATGAGGATGCTAACTGTTGATCCAATGGGCATGATAACAGGACCATATGGAACTGCTGACAATACATATGCAACCGCAGACCAGAATCCAGAACTTCCCGGATTTACCGGAGACATCACAATCAATATGGACTACCGTGCAGACTGCGTTCCGGGTTATCAATATATCACACGCTCAACTCCAAAAACATTCGGATATATGAGCGGATATATGACAGGCGATGGTCAAGCACCAAACGGTTTCCCAACTGGTGCTGGAATATCTTTCCCGCAGAATCCGCAGGTCGGGGATTACTTCTTGCGTATAGATTATCTACCTCAGATACTCTATCGCTGGGAAGGCACACGGTGGATAAGAATCTCCGAAAATGTAAGAACTGAAACTGGATTCGCTGATGCTACAAACCAGTCTCTACTCAATAGCTTTATTAATGACCCGAATAATATATATGTAAATAGTGACGGCAGTACAGTTCCGGAATTGCAGCCACTATCAACAATATTGACTACTGCTCCTAGCATAATACCACCTGTAATATAAAGATATTCTCGTACTGGCATAAATACGTCATAGGAGATGTTTATGTCGTATAGAAAGATTTGGGAAGCTGCTAATGGTCCGATACCATATGATGTAACAGGTCGTCGTATGGAAATTCACCATATTGATGGAAAAAGAACAAATAATTCATTAGAAAATCTGAAACTTGTCACTATCCAAGACCATTATGACATACACTATTCTCAAGGTGATTGGGCCGCTTGTCAAAGTTTAGTGAATAGGATGAAAATTTCATCCGATGAAAAAAGTAAACGGTGTTCCGAATTAGCGAACAAAAGAGTTACTGCAGGAACACATCACTTCCAAGATCCGGAGTTTATTAAAGCTGACAGCCTAAGGAAATCCAGGGATCGTAAAGGAGAGAATCATCCTTTATACGGTAAACCTGTAAAAGAATCTACTAAAGAAAAGCGTAGTCAGTCTCACAAGTTGTTAGTTGAGCAGGGCATACACCACCTACAGCAGGATACGCATAAAAATAGAATGAGGGAAAAGGCTTTATTGCAATCTACTCAAGGAGAACATCCATTCCAACAAGAAACCTTTAAAAAACAACAGAAGGAAAAGGCAATGGCCCTTGTTCAAGAAAACAAACATCCATTTAACAGGGCTGATAGAACTGACCCAAACAAGATTATGGTTTGGTGCGACCATTGTAGGATTGAGGTTTCTAAGCCGGTATTTGGAAGATACCATAAACACTAATACTAAATACAATAAAGGAACTATAACATTGGCCGATTTCTTCTTCGATAACCAGATACGACGCTTTCTGATCCAATTTGCTAAGGTATTTTCAAGCTGGAATGTGACTAGGGGTAATGATCCTAACGGTAATCCTATAATCGTCCGGGTTCCTATCATGTATGGTGATAGTAGTCGTCAGGCTGCTACCATTATTGCAAACAATAGTGCTAGCAATCTACCGACTGCACCACTAATCACCTACTACATCAGTGGATTAGAATATAATCAAAAGTGGACACAGGATCCTACTTTCGTTGACAAGCTTAATGTTAGACAACGCACTTATAATCAGGAATCCCAATCATATGAAACTACACAAGGACAAGCATTTACTATTGAACGATTGATGCCGGTTCCTTATACATTGAGAGTGACAGTAGACTTCTGGACTACTAACTACAACCAAAAACTTGAACTTCTTGAACAGCTAGGCACCCTCTTCAATCCAGCGTTTGAGATTCAAAGCACAGACAACTTTGTAGACTGGACTTCGCTGTCCGCTGTTTTCCAAGATGGCTTGACATTTACGAGTCGTAGTATTCCAGTAGGTTCGGGTAATCCGATTGACATCATGTCTTGGAAGTTCTACATGCCGATTTGGATCACTACAGCATCTAAACTCAAGAAGTATGGGGTCGTTGAAAAGATTATTGCTTCTATCTATCAAGGGAATGCATTGCAAGATGTGCAGAATGATGATCTACTGCTAGGCACGAGACAGAAGATTACTCCATACGGGTATAAACTACTATATACAGGTAATACTCTACAGCTATTACCACAAGATGAGCCATTCACTCCCCCAAATGATGATCTTATCCTTCCAAACAGTCCCAATACGAGTCTATATTGGTCAGCCTACCTGAATCTTTATGGCGCAGTGAGACCAGGTATATCCCAAATCTGGTTACAGAATCCGTATATGGATGGAGACATTGTAGGTACTATCGTGCCTAATCCAACTGATGATCGTTTTCTCATCTTCAATGTAGACACTGATACCTTACCACAAAATACACTTGACCCCGTGGATAGCGTGATAAACCCACTGCTAACAGGACCAAATGCGGGTCTTCCAGGACCTACTCCAGGAAAGAGATATCTCATCGTTGAAAACATAGGATATGAAGGTGACACTACTATCGCTTGGGGCGGGCTAGTAGCGTATGCAAATGATATCATTCAGTTTGACGCGACTACTATGCAATGGTTCGTAGCATTTGATGCACAAGCTGCGACAACTGTGCAGTTCGTGACAAATATTACTACCCAAGTTCAATATCGTTATGTTCCTGCTGAGGGGATGTGGATCAAGTCATATGAAGGCTGGTATGCCGCGGGTGATTTTTCTATCGTGATCTAACCATCAATAAATAAAAGATGGCGATGATAGCATCAGGTGTGTTCTTTTATAGCTCTTCATCCAGAAGATATCTATACTTACTGCGAGCAGATGCCAAACACACCACTTGGAGCATTCCGGGCGGAAAGCTTGAACCGGAAGAGACCTTATTACAAGGAATAGAAAGAGAATGTGTTGAAGAGATCGGTATATTCAATCCTGATTGGAAACTTATTCCTATTCAGAAGTTCGTAAACAAGTCTTTCACTTATAACACATTTTTCTGCGAAGTAAAAGAAGAGTTTGTTCCTGTATTAAATGAGGAACATATAGGATATGCCTGGGTGCAATCGGGAAGTTATCCTAAACCGCTGCACCCAGGCCTATTTTCTACTATCAATATTGATATAGTTATTGAGAAATTGAATCTACTTACTTAGTGAGCAGCCCCAAACATTTTGTATAGCAAGGGTTCTACTACAGTACCGGCTAGCACTACTCCCCCCATTAACATCCATTTCCATTTCTCTAGTGCAGTTATTTTCTTTGTCATCTCATTATGTGATTCTACATTAATTTTTTGAAAAGCGGTGATCATTTCCTGAATGACAGTATTATTGTCATCAATGACATCACGCATTTCCTTCAAACCAGTCTTCAACTCATCAACTTTTTCTGTGAGATTTGAATACTGTACTTGAAGAACTGCAATATCAGTTTCTGTTTGTTTCGGTTGTACTGACAGTGTTGACATTGTTTTTACCTTATGCGTTGCCGATAGTCAAGATAGGATAAGGAATACCCTGAAGTGATGCAGTTCCTGTACCAGTTCCTGCGCCTGTAGCAACGAAGGAGACTCCTACAGTGTTAGAAGCAGCTCCAATCAAGGTGAAGTTAGTATTGCCAACGCTGACGATAGTATAACTACTACCTGTGACAAATGCTCCTGCAATAACAGGACCGAATGCACTATTGAATGTTGCAAATCCAGGAGATGAATTAATATATCCTAGAGTTCCAGTTGGCTGACCCGGAGAAACGATGTTTGCAAGAGCACTGGGGCTAGAACTTGTAGTGAATGAACCGAGATTATGATCACTTAGAGATTGAATCTTTACAGTACCTGAGTTCGCATATGTACCAGTGATAGTCATTGTGTTCGGAAGAAGAGCAGTATTAGCTAGGTTTGCAAGATAGCACTGCGCCGTAAGACCGGACGTCGCACCTGTTACAAGATACTTCTGCTTGCCCTTTTGACGAACAATGAACCCTGCTTCTGACTTAGCATACACAAAGTTAACCGGAGTTGAATATGTTGTTGTAGCATTTGCAGTCAATACTGCTGTATGTTGATACAAGTTAGCAGCGGCGACATTGCCAGTAGTTACCGGAACATTTGCACCGGCTGGATTATACAATACAGTGAAGTGGGTTGCATTAGTAACAGTGCCTAGATAGTAAGGAGTATTAGCTACGATGTTACCACCGATATTTGCATTAAACCAAACAACACCACTAGTCAATGTCTGTGCATTTCCTGAAGTTACAAGATAGTTACCAGTAGCTTTTGTACTAGTAATTGCTAATACTTTCTCGGAGTTGACTGAAGCAACAAAACCAATTGTTACTAGATCATTGGTACTACCATTGACATTTGGAACATTGGCTTGAATGACACTACCAGCTGAAATTTCAGTAAAAGGGTCAACCGAAGCATAGACCAGATTGCTTGTGCTTGCTGTTGCGATCTTACCGGTCGCGGCCTGACCAATAGCAACATTAGCAAGAACCTGCTTACCGTAGATTGAAGTGTTGCCGCCGACCACTGAGTAAGTCGTAGTGCTTGCTGCGGGATAACCAGTGCTGCCATTTGTATTTGGGTTGTTAAAGTATGCGTCAGTAAATGCTACTGTAGCCTTTACTGAGCCTGAAGCGTTAGCAAGCGCGAACGGAGTTGAGTTCGGATTTGCACTGAGATCGGTTGCTGAAACAGTGAATGTATGTGCTGATACTACTTTCAATACATAATAGATTGTACCGGCGAGCAAGTTGCCGAAATTTGTTGCTACTACGAATGGCATACCAGCAAGAATACCTTCTCCTGATGTGCTAGTGACACCGTTAGTAGGCTGTGATAGGGTTTCAGTGACTGTTACTAGATTACCAGTAGCTGCTGTAGCAGTCATGGTAAGCACGGCTTGTGCTTTAGCGATTTTTAGTGGGCGTCCCATTTGTTTTTCCTTTATGTTAGTCCAGGTTCTAGCTGGTACGCAGTGGGTAACTGCATAAACTCTCCGAATGAGAGTATTATGATTTATTTATCATTTTGGGTAGATTTAAAGGAGTTAGGAGTAGGTTGCGCCGACTGTATACCACTGTGTTGTGGTAGGTGCAATGAACTGGATAGTAGCTCCGTTTCCGGACTGGGCAAGTGCAGCATTGGCAGATAAGGTGCCTATTGCTGCGCCTGACGCCGGATAGACGTTGAGTGTGTTAGCAGTTGTATTCGTGATGTATATTGTCATTCCAGGAGAGGCGGCTGGCAATTGAACACCGTTAGCTCCTGAAACTACTGTATTTACGACATTAATTTCTTTGGTTAGGACAGTAGCCGTGCCTTGCGACGATCCTGCGGCTGATAGTGCAGGTGAAACTGAGCGAATAGTATACGAGTTGGCGATCAGATTAGAACCGCTTACGTTACCTATAACCGATAGTGATGTCAATGTGCCGACGGAAGTGATATTTGGTTGTGCTGCTGTTGTCACCGTGCCGGCAGTCGTCGCACTTGCTACATTACCAGTAACATTGGCACCCACGAGTGCAGATAGTCCGAAGCCATTACCGAAATGATTGCCGTTAACATTGCCACTCAAAACATTTCCGGTAACAGTTAATAGGTTAGATGCATTGTTCCAAGTAAATCCTGCCCCGCCAGCAAAGTTACCAGCACTATTATATTGAATCTGAGAATCTGATCCACCCGGAATACCGTTGCCAGCACTTCCACCAGTCTGTGCTGTCCAACTTAGATTGCCGGTGCCATCTGTCTGTAACACATATCCGTTAGTGCCGCCAGTAATTTTTACGTTAGCGACAGAACCCAATGTTATGAGTCCACCGGCCACCCCGCCCTTGTTTACCCAGCTAGCACCATCGTATGCTAATATTTCACCATTAGCAAGAGATAATGCAGTGATATTGAGATTTCCTACTGACCCGTCTATCTGACTGAAATAGATACTAGAATATCCAGTTAGGACTTCTACGTTCTCGTTAGGTGTAGTTTTACCGATGAATAGCCTTTTGTTGTCAGATGCCCAGCCGAATTCGGCTTCATCTAACTGTGGTAGGTCTACTAAATTACCTGCACGTTGCTGTATCTTGCTGATTTGAAGGATTGCCATAAGTATATCTTTACCCTAATATACTTATTTAGTCTTTAAAGATTAGAATCCTTTATAAGAATTTAGTGTAGTATTGTTCTAGTCTTTTGAACCACATATCGGAATATTTGTCAAACTCATTGCCTTCAATGATGAATTCTAGATATTCCGGTTTGGCCCACATTCCATTTACAAGTTCAGGCTTCACACACATGAAGATTACGCCTTTGCGAATCTTTGTGCCATAGACTTCATTGTGAGCATTTGCATAAGCAGTGGTCTGCACAAAGTAATCTTCAATCCATTCACGCTTCTTGACTTTATTAGATTGCTTATGGTCCATAATAGCGTCAGCACCGTCATGAACTCCGCACAAGTCTGTAGTTCCTGCATAGATTTCAGGAAAATACAGAGAGACTTCAGTTCCCCAGTACTCATTGCATTTGGACAGCCCATTCTCAATAATCTGAGTAGCCATCAGATGGCTCTGTTGACTATATGGATTGCTACCAGGATCACTGCGAAGGTCTTCTTTGATGAAGTCTTCAATCCACTTATGCATACGAGTTCCACGGCCAGCTGCTTCAGTAGTGATTTCTTGTGCTTTAGCCGGGCCGACACGATTTCGCCAATTTGCTAGGGCTTGTTTAGATTCGTCTGACTTAGTAGCGTCTAGGATTGTCGTTACACTGGGTAACTTAGACCCGTCCGGAGCAAGGTATCGGCGTGAGCCATCAACAGTTACCTTCTTCATCTCGTCGTAGGGGAATTTATTAGTTATAGCCATTATTCATACTACTACACAAAGTAGTTAATGTCAACATGTTTGGGCTATTTTAATGCCTTGTGAGCCATTTTGGCTACGGTCTTCTTGTTGTCATCATCTGTCTTATCAGTTGTGTCAACGTCTGATGTGTCTGAATAACCTTTGAAGATTACCTTATTCCCTTTGATATTAGAGATAAGGTCTTTGAGGGGCGGGACTGAAATCATATTGTATAAGTCTTCATCATCCAAGATGATGTCATAATCTTGGAAATAGTCTTGCAGTTCTGCTAGAGTATAATTGTCCGCATCAACATCGCCATCATTAACCTCTTGCTCCAACTGATTTGTTAGAGCAACGATTTGAGGAGAGATTTGAGTGTCATCATCTAGTTCAAAGAGGAACATTCTTACCTCTTTAAACGACCGACATTGCCTGATAGATCGTCTGATCCTTCTGGAGGCGGCGGAGGTGCTTCAGCTCCTAAATCCGAATCTACATCTGCATCCATGTCCATCATACCATCAACTGCATCTGCTTCGGCTCCGGGTAGTTCTCCGCCGAATTCCTGACCACCTTGACCAGTGATTGTTCCTAATGCACTCTTGAGAGTTGCTTGGGTTTGTTGTAGTGCAGTGTTGAGCGAAGAAAGTGCCTCAGAGGCCTGCTGATTGAATTGATCGCTCTCGTTCACCCCGATCTCGGATTCAATAGAATCTACTAGAGCAGGAAGTTCCTTGACAAGCATGTCACTTACTTCTTCTACCATCTTCTGAACCGAATCAACCATATCCTGTGCAGCAAGAATAACCTGTGACTTCTCAACTTCTTCATTCTCAAAAACGATGCGTGGTCGCGGGGCATTCTTGAGGTGTGCTGAAAGAGATTGCTCTACGAATACCAGCTTCATGTGTGTTGGATTGCGTTGATTTTTATGATAATCAGGGGAGCGTCTTGACTCATTGATCAATCCTCTAACCTTCTGAAGCATCTGGCTAGTTTGTAGCCTATTCAAATTAGAAGGATCAAAGTGGTATCCAAAGGATTCTTTCAATGCTTTCTTTGCAACATTCTTATTGTCTAACTCATTAAGATTCATAGGTCACTCTTTCGTGTTTGTGTTAGTATTTATCACATAAACTTAAAATTGGGCTTTTTATTCTGATTAAACTTGCGGTGTTGAATAGTCTTTGAACTATTTACATAGGAGTTTATCTCTTCTACGATTACCCTTCTTTTAAATATGTCTTCTTGAACTTTAATAATGTAGACCCATCTTGCATCCGATTCACTTGACTTTCTGAGCATATTCCTATGAACCGATAGATCAAAGTCAATACTACACAAACGTAGATCAAGGTCTACTACTCGTTTCGCTTCTCTATGTTTGTTGGCATTGACTAGTGTGCACCATGTTACTGCATTTTTTAACTGCACAAATTCTATAGGATATTCCATTGAACCGCTAACTACTTTGTGATAACCAATATTAGTAGGCACTATGGAATATTTTCCAAATAATGAGTATCTACCATTGCTATCCTTTGTTATCAACACATCCTGAATATCAGACTTGAGTTGGCTATCAAAGAACTTGTCAAGTTTGGTTACAGTTGTCATTCTATTCTGTTGGGCTGGATCTAAATTCTAACGCAGAACATCTTAGGTATCTACCGTTTTTATCACGAACCGTGATTTCAAGATCATTGGTGTCAGTATCCATCATCACTTGTGCAGAAATATCTTCACCGAAGGTAGCACGGACGTCTTCCATGACTAGATCACATGTTTCTTCTGATATCGGTTCAAACAGGTATTTTTTAATAATTTCCCTTGCTTTGTTTCCGGTATCGTGGTCTATAAAACCTTCTTCCATATCTGTTGACATAGTGTTTACCTTTTTCTAATCCATTGAGGGGCTGGAGCCTGCGGTTTGAGGTTCCAATCTGTTTTGAGGGTCCACATCGTTCTTAGTGCTATTGGCTTTTCTTCCTTTTTCGCTGGCAACTTTATAGCACATGGCTTGCTGATGCTCATAGCATATACTCGTATTGCGGCTGACCATTGATCTAACTTATCAGCGAACCAATCAAGGAATCGCACACGCAAGCAGTCATTCTTTGCTGTGATCTCGGCAAGGCGATTCAAAATCGTAGTGTTTTGATTTACCATAAGGCGACCATTGATAGATTCTCGGAGCTTTTCTGCACGAAGTTCAAGTGTATAGACTTTAGCTCTAGCTCGTGATGCCTTGGCAGCATCAGTTACTTTAATCTTAGCCAAAGCAATTTGTGCTGTATCTAGCTGGGCCATTACATCTGCTAGTTGTGTTTTCAAGTCGTCAATGTCAGTTGATCGGATGTTAACATCATATTTATGTCTCTCAGTTCCTACCATAATAGTTCTCCTAATTCGTTAGTATTTAACATTAAATCAGTTCAAAATATATATTTCGCAGTTCATCGGTCACATCTAGAAATGCTGGAATCTTCTCAAATTGATCTTTGGATAATATCATAGGCACGCCGTCACAATCATTATACAATGAACCTAATGCTATAATCCCGTTCTCAAATACGCTTGAGTGCTGGACATCAAACTCAAATCTCCAGAAGTGTTTTATCTTATCTTCTTCTTTTGCATACAAGAAACCAAATTGATCGTTGTCTTCTTTCAAGTCTACTCTGATCGGCACTTTGATGACTTCAGGTTGGCTTCGCATAGATATGACTTGCAGCAGCGTATCAAAGTTGCATTGTGTATTACGCCTGTGGAGCCAGTTATCTATACCATCATGATCAGGCCTAGACCTATTCATCACGCCAGTTTGAGTGATATCAAACAAGGTACATGCAGCGATACGATGTGACATGAGAGTATTTACTCAACAAAAAACCCAGGAATAATTAAATTCCTGGGTTTCATGTTAGGTGTAATATCAGATATTACGGGGAATCAGTGCTTGCAACGAATGTTGCACCGAGTGCACCAGTTGTAGTATTAGCAACTGAAGCTGAAGTAAGTGCTGTGTTGATAGCAAGAACTACGTTTGCGTTAGCGCCGTTTGGTCCGCTGCTGTCAATGTACCATGCACCAGCTGGATATACAGCGTATGCGAATGTGTCAGGAGTACCTGAAGTATATTGATACAGATAGATAGTAGCCAATTGTTGAATTGTTTCAACGATTACATTGATCTGGGTTGTGCTGAAAGTGCTTGAACCAGAAGCTGAAGTTGTGAAATAGTCAAGCTTTGGACCTTGTAGTTGAACTACGTAGCCTGAAGTTACAGCATTAAGACCATTGTTGGTATATGCTGGGGAGTCTAAGTGCATTACTGATTGATAATCACCATTTACTTTTGTAAACTGTGCCATTGTATAGTTTCCTTTTAAAATGTGAGATCAAAGTCTCATAAAAGTATTTATGCCTTTACGAAAAAAACCCGGTTTTGAATCAGATTTATCTAGGCTTGGCTCCGGAAACATAAGTTTTGAGTAGATCAGTTACTAGAGCAGTAGTAGCGGTTGGATTAAGCTTATTCAATGCTTCTATATCAGCTTTTATTTGTTCTGGAGTCCTTTTTTCAGAACCCGCGACGCCACCCCCGCCGGCCTTTGATACTGCATTATCAGCACCATACGGTACGCCTTTATTCGCTTTAGCAATAGCGAATGATGCTTTAGCCAATTGGGTTAATGCTGCTTTGCCCCTATCTTTGCTATAAGTGTCCGCAACATTCTGTATTAGCGAGTTAACATGGTCCTCTTCTACTTTCCAGTTGATACCTCTCATCCAACCGTTATACCATGTCCGAAGATATGCTTGAAGTGATCTATCTTTAGGCGTAGTCGGTGATGCTGCTGGTGGTGTTGTTGTAGTATCCTCTTCACCTAATATGATACTTTCAAAGATTACGTTTAGTTTGTCATATCTAGATTCTTTGAAGTTGACCTTAGGTGATGGGCCTGCAGTAAAATTATTACCTTTGCCCGCAATAGTACCCGGAGATGTCTTTGCAGGTTGTTTGGTCGCGCCGCCCTTATTCACGCCGCCGCTAGGAGGTGCGGCGAAATTATTTTTCTGATCTGACGGATTCTTTGCTGTATTGCCAGTTGAAAGATCAATGATCCCGCCGCTAATACCGTTTTTTATAGAGATCAAAGCGTCTTTAATGAAATCGTCTATGAAAACGTCTTGAGTAAGTTGTTGCTGGGAACCATGTCCACTGAGAATACCCTTCAATGCAGACCATCCTACACTAACCTCATTCATCTTTTTCTTTGGTTTAGCCTTGAACTCATTAATCTTCATTTTTCTTCCTCAAGCTTTTCGCAAATCTAGCTTGATCTTTACCTTTAATTGCACTGAGCAACTTCTTTTCAAGTAGTTCGGCCCGCTCAGAAGGATAGTGCTTTTGCATCAACTCAATGAGATTGATAGCACTTGTAATGATATTTGAGGCTCGTGATTCAATGATATGATTGATATCACGGTTCTCACCTATTGATTGCAATTCCTCCAAGAGGCTTCGTGTTTTCTTTTGCATAAGATAAAGATCCTGTGATACTATTTAGTCAAAAAACTTAAAATTATTTCTTTAATGAGTTCAACAGGGTCTTCAATTTAGCACTCTGAACATCTGCAACGATTCGTTTTTCAGTATTATCTATAGTGTCATGCACCATATCATTAGCAGAACCTACGTGACTTGTAGTCTTGATCCTCTCCATGATAGAGCTAGGGGATTGAGTTTCTTTATCATCTTCATCAGAACCTTCATCAGTGATCCGCATAGTTTCTATATTATACTCTAGATCAATCTTCATACCAACACCAGTGGAACTACGAGACTTCATGCACTGAATCTGATACTTACCTCGCTCACGCATAGACCTAGAAGTAAAGATACCGAACACATAGTCAGCAGTATTGATCTTTGAGATGCCGCCTGCGATGTGACTATGATCAAACTCAATCTCTTCAACCGCACTACGATTCAACTGAGACGCAGTGATCATCAACACACCTAGTTCTTTCGCAAGATTACGCAATTCTTCTGAGACATACTTGTCCTTGATAAACTGATCACTAGGATTCACTTTGATCCCGACCGGCATGACGAGATCAAGATAGTCAATCATCACAAAGTCAATCCTGATACCAGTCTGAATCTGCACTTCTTTGATATATGCACGGATGACATTCACGTTTGACTGTGCCGGGAGACCTTTGACACGATACTGACCCATCTTTTTGCCAGCCATCTTGACCTTGAGTTCAGCATCGTCTAGGTTCTTGCGAATGTCTTTGGTGCTCATGTTCGTGAGCATCGCATCAGTCCGCAGAGAGGTCAGTTCTTCGGAGAGTTCAAGAGTGATGTAAACGCCGCTCAGGCCTTGTTGTAGCCAGTTTAAGGCTATGTTCATCATGACTAGAGACTTACCAGAACCCGATCCACCAGCGAAGATATTCAGTTCTCCGCGACTCATGCCACCATACATGACACGATCAAGCTGGGGCCAGCCTGTAGACACTTGTCCGCCCTGATTAAAATACTTGTTCAATCGTTCTTTAGGATTGAAGAAATAATCAGTTCCCATGTCACGCTGGAGACTGATCTGCACTGCGTCTTTGATCAATTTCTCAACTGGATCAAAGTCACCCTTCTCAAGCAGGTCTGCTGCTTTCATGATTGCCCGTTCAAGTTCTTGTCTCTTAGTGAAAGACTCAAACTCTTCTAGAAACCAATCATAATGCCCATCAGTGAGTTCTTCAACCTGTAGGATTTCCTCACCAGTGACTGCCTTGATCTGCGTATGATCAGGCATAATACTATACTTCTGAGTATGTTCTACTATCAGTTCCGCTACAGGTCTGAGTGTGCGATCAAAGTTCTCAGGATTAAAGATATTCGTGACTCTAGTATAGAGTTCAGCATTGGTCACGATCATCCGAAGAAATAGCTCTTGGATGTCTCTATTATATTCTTTTATCAAGCTTTGTCCTCGTCATCTGAATTTTGATCTTACTGTTTGTCGCTGATTGTAGTATACTTAGTAGCGTCGGTAGTCTCCCATACTTTATAATCGCATCATTGGCATCTTTTATTTCCGGAGACCAATCTGGAATAGAGATGTGGAATCCTAATTCAAGTGCTTGATCACATATAGATAATCCTGGCTTATCATGATCAGGTACTATGATTATCTTTCGCTGTAGATTACGCAATGCATCAGCGTGTGCTTCGCTTATCGTATTCGTAGTCAATGCACATCCACTCAAGCTCAACGCATCAAAGATACCTTCAAATACTAGACACACCTCCCAATCAGGCTTCTGTAGATCATATCCAAAGAGGAATCCTGGCTGTTGATGAGTAATGAATTTAGGAATACGATTGTCTGTATACCTGCTAGTGTAGCCAACTATCTTGTTTTCATGTGTAAACGGAATGATGATCCTATTAGCATCCCTGCCTTCACCATCAGGAGTTACCATGAAGGGATACTCGTCTACTGACAGTCCCCTCTTGTTGAGATATTCTACGTATGGTCTATGTCTAGGGGCATCCGAATTTATAGGTTCCATTTTTTCAGGGAGACCTACTTCATCAAACGTTACCTTCTTTTTTTTCTTCTTTACCCTTGTTAAATCCAGTAGATCCTTATGCTGTAGGCTATAGAGATTCCATTTGGTTATGTCCTGTTCATCCATGCCACACCAATTCAACAACTTCTTAGTGTTTCCAGTTAAGGTTTTACCTAGCATGAACCCACATTTAAAGTCGCAGTTGAAGCAATGATAGCTCCAGTTAGTACCGTCAGTCTTTATGCCGCCTCGTCCACGACGATCCGATTTATGCCCATTGTAATGGCAACACGGAGCATTGAAGCTTATCCAGCCACTCGCTGTCGTTTTCTTTTTACCTGGAATAACCGTTAGGATATCAAACATAACTCTACTGTAACAGACCTGATATAAAAATCAAGTAAATAGGTTACCTAGATAGAATATTTAGGACCGCACCTGAGTTGCTGTCAAATTCCATTCTTACAAAAGGATGAAACCCTTCAACTACATAGCCTAGGGTAGCACTGACATTATCGTATGTATTGGTTAGAATAGGATACCAGTCTACATCAGGCTGAGTTGATCCTTCAATGATTACGTTACCGTAGAACTGATCATATGATGCCTGGATAGTCAGTACAGGGTTGCTGTTCGTGTCAATGACGCTAGTGTAATAGATGTAACCGTTTGCTGGACTGTATTCAGGATTTATATTAGGGAACGCTTGACCAGTTGGAATCGTGACATTTGCCGAGGGCACGAAGGAAGGAAGTATTGAATCAACGATATTCATTTCACCCCTAGCTCCTGCATTCTGGTTTACGAACACAGGGTAGTTGGCTGACCCAACCGGAATCTGCAATGAATAGTAGCACTTCTGTGGTTCTATGCCAGCAAGATCAGCGGCTGTTAGATCAAGGGTAGCAAATCCGTTTAACGTAAGTCCAGGATTGAGATAGGTAGAGAGTAAAGTGACGTTACCATCATAGCTGATGACCCTGCAAGTGATCTGTGCTCCGGTAATATCAATAGGCTTCTGTTCATTGTTCAGGAACTGAAAAATAATCTGGTTATCTACACCCCGATTGAGTGTTAGTGGTCGGGCATACTGTGGCAAATAAATTCTCCCTGAAAATCCTGATTGGAGGATAACAATTTGACGTTGCGTGTAAACAAAAACTTGAGTAGCGTAAGACATCTATTATCCCTATCAACACATATATTTAGTCTTTAAAATATTAAAATATTAAGTTTGGGCTTCCTTGAGTAAATATATACAATGGACGCAATTGATTTTTTCAAGAAACTCACTGAAGCCCACCCGTTTATCACGGTATGTTCCTATGCCTCTCAGGATTATGTAGGTATAATTCAGAATCGTGATGATATGGTGACAACTCTTTACGATTACGGAGCGATAGTTCAAGCTGATCTCAAAGCTAAATTTTTAGAACTAGGAGATGTATGGTGGTGGGAATCCAATAGAACTATTCCTATTAACCTATTTTTAAAGGATGAATGGAATATGTTCAGACCATACATCAGAACATTCAACAACAAGAGTTTGCAGATAGTTCATGGTCCAGTAGTATGCATGTCTGACTTCACTAAGAAACGATCAAAACGCCGTAGCATCACCCTAGTAAAAAGAATGCCTTAGAGTTTAGGCAAACCCTTCAGAAACTTTTTCCTCTTGTCCTTAGCCATTTTCAATGTAAGGTCACCAACTCGTTGATCAAAAGTTATTCCAATGAGATGATCATACTCATGAAGGAAAACACGAGACTGCAATCCCATCAGAGTGTCTTCTATCTCTTTTCCAGTCACATCTTGGTATCTGACTACTACTCCTGCGGGTCTCTTGACCTTCATCCATAGCTCAGGAAAACTCAAACAACCTTCAAGGTCCATGACTCGTTCGTCGGAGATAGAGACAATCATGGGATTGATACACACGGTAAAGTTTTCAGGCACTCCCATAAGAAAGAGACGCTTCTTGACTCCGCATTGCGGTGCAGCAAGTCCCACACCGCCATGCCTCCCTAAGAGTTCAACCATGTCATGCACCAACTGTGCAGGGTCACCATCGTCTTCAAAGTCCCATGGTTCAGAAACTTCTAATAACTGCGGGTCATTTTCTTTAAGTAGTTCTAACATAATTTCCTCTATTGATATGTGAGCGTAAGCCAGCGAAGGTCTTCTTCGTTTATCCAAATTAATACGGGATCGCCATCACTAAACAAATTTGAATTGACCACATCGTTTAACAAATCTATATATTTAGTATCTCCCGTTAGAGTAGCTGTATCCACTATTTTATATCTAAATTTTGATTCACTACTCATCAATGTATTCCATTCTAGACTCTCTAAATGTCATCTCATCAATGAGTTCAACGTCACTGCTAGTTTCAATCCAAGCTCTAGCACCGCAACTCAACTGGTTACCGTTGTATACTAGTCTGCTTGGACCATTGATGATCACTTCACGAGCATACCTAACACGCCCTTTATCCTTGATCGTGTAGACGGGACGATTCTTACCATCCTTAGCATTCATCGCGATATGCTGTCGGTTAACATGAATTATCTTCATCGTGCGTTCTCTCTTAAAAGGTTAAGATGGACAACCACTAACTGTGCGTAGGCAATAGCATGACTTTTCTTGAATTGATAACCAGCAATATCTTTATCCCAGATTGTTTTACTGATTTCTTTCCAGGTCTTACCGATAAGATGTTTCTTTGATGGCCGTATTGATGCGAGAAACATCGCTAGTCTAGGGATACTATTTATAGGCTCAGGCATCTTCTGTATAGAATTGTAATGATTACCTAAGTGAATGAGTTGCTCAACGATCTTTCTGTCATTCAGCATAGCCCAGTCTGGTTCCTGCATCAATCGTTCAAGATGTGCTTCATCCTTGACTAACGAGTAAACGAAGACATTGAGCAAATCTATCTTGAAATACCCGCGGGCCTCTGCCTCGGCATAATCAATCGCTGCCATATCCATCACAGGATCATAGGGAATATCAGTGATATAGAACCCAGATGGGTGTCTCCGAACGGGATTCACATTACGCATAGATGCGTGGATATGCCTGATCAATGATAGAACACTGTCACGATCACCTACGTCTATATCAATGTCCGAATCAATTCTCATTTAGGAGTTAACCCAGCCTTCATCAACTTCATGTAAGCCCGCTGAACGATGATAGCCTGGCGTTCAGCATCTTCTACTGCTTTGTGAGTCGTGACATGCCCATCATCTTTGAGACTGACTCCGGTCATATCATAGAGTGTGCGAGTATCACGAACATTCCAAAACCGCCAAGGGGTGTTTATACCAAGCTGACGGAACGAAGACTCAGCAATCATGATGTCAAAGATAGCACCATGTGACCATACCGCACCGCGATTCCAGCAGAACTTAGCGAGTTTCTCCATGCATTCCTTGAAGGGAATACGATCACGATCACCCATTGCTTCTTCAATCGCTTCTGGACTCTGATTACTCCACCAACTCAGTGTGTCATCGCTGATCGTGCGACCATAAACATCAGTCTGTTCATCAATCGTTGGGCGGAGTTCTAGTCGCTCTACGACACCTTGTCCCTTAGGGTCAAAGATCACTGCACCGATGGTGAGGATCACTGTATCAGGAGAAGTGGCAAGAGTTTCAAAATCCAGCATAATGTGAGTAGCCATAAAATTATCTCCTTAATGTTAAAACTATAATAGCAGTAATTCACTGAATAGTCAATAGAAAAGGTAAAAGATAAATAAGTGTGAGTCGCGGGATTGCCGTCCCCACTCACCCTAATGCTATATAGGAGCAATCAGCAATGTTATTTATAGAAAACAAATATTACAAAATATATATGGATCTCGTATTACGGGGACAAGCCCGAGGTAAATCAAAAGGTTTTGTAAAACATCATATTATACCTGAATGTTGTTTTATCAACCGAACTAGAAATCCTAAAAACCCCGGTTGGTTAGAAGGTAACCCAAACAACCCAAGTAATATTACATATCTTACCCACAAAGAACATTTGTTATGTCATATATTATTAGTTAATATAACTACAGGACTAGCAAAAACTAAAATGGAATGTGCAGTGTATTATATGACGAGAACTCCTCTATATAAAAGTAAATTAACATTGCGTCTATATGATAAGTTCAAGCGAACCAGCAATTCCTTTACTCCCGAATGGAAGGCTAATATTTCTGCTGCGAAGAGGGGCAAACCTACTTGGAACAAAGGAATCCTTAGAACCGAAGAAGAAAAAGCTAAAATGAAGGAAGGACGAGCTAGAAGGCAGGCCGTTGACCCAACTGCATACAAACAACCTCCCTGTAGCCCCGAAAAAGCAAGAAAAATAAAAGAGGCGAACACCGGAAAAAAATGGGTGCATGACGGTAAAGGAACTAGATTAAATGTGGGACCTAATGAGTTTGAAAAACTTGTCAATGACGGGTGGATTCCGGGTTTGGGAAAAAGAACAGTAACTCTAGTTAAGTGCGGTAATTGCGGGAAAAAGACTGACAAGGCAAACTATATTAAGTGGCACGGCGATAAATGTAAACTAGCATCAAATAACTTTTTTAAACCAATATTAACCTCATTTCCATTTCAATAAAAAGATTAGATATTTCTGTTCGTCAACGATGTCATACTTGTCTGTGATATTTCCGTTGACAAACCCCATTCTGATACCATATTTGGATTCAATGTAGTCACTGAACATGTAGGGATTATTTGTAAGTATCGTGACGGGTTTGTCGTCAGTATGTCCCAGTGATGCCAGATATTCAGCACGAATGTCTCTAAGTGCTTCCCAGTAATTCCATCGTTCTTTACGGAACTTGATGTCCGGATCGTCAGGATCAATGTCGCCACCAAACTCTTTACCAACTTTTACCATTATGTGAATATATCAACCTTTTACCGAGATGTCAAGCTTTTTCATAGGTATTTCAATCTAAAAAGTGTCTCTTCTTCTGGGTTCTCAAATTCTAAATAACTTTCAATCATATGATGGTCGGGATTGATGCCTGTCGTTAGCGAGTATTTTCCTGGATAAGTTTCTTTAAATTTATCTATGTATTCTATTGGCATGATTGTGACCCCGTTCATTAGACTGAAAGGATTATAGAACTTACCCCAACCGTTTACCTCGCTAGCCCAGATCACTGATGTCTTTACTCACATAACTTCCAGAAAACATAAGTTTTTTCATCCATGATGAGGTATGATGATGCTTTGAACCATGGTCCGTGAAGTACAGGTGCTCCGTATCGTTCTCTACACCACTGTTCCATCCTAGAAATTCTTCCTCCTGAACCATCGGGAGGTTGTATTCTAAAAAACATCTTTTCTACCCAAACATCCTTTTCCCATAGCAGCTTTTTGACCCTTAGGTGGAGTTCTTCTGTGTCGTCGTATTGCATATTCAACCCCAAGTTAGTTTGAACCATATGTAATCTCTCTCATATCTGAATTTTACTCTTGTAGTTCCCGGTGTAATTCCCAGTACACTACACCATCTACAGTGTCGTTCGCATTTATCTATATTTTTGTATAACCAAGTTAAGATTTCAATATGTTTTTTTTGAGTATAAACCCAATCATCAGTATGGTAATGAACTATTACTTCATGCCAACCTGGATTAGTTTCGGCCCAGCCTACTCGCCCGTCGTAATGCTGGTTATGCATTATTCATTCAATCGGTATACGATTAGTTCACGTTCGTCTATCCAGATGAAGTATTCTCCAAAAGGCGGTTTATTAATTACATACTTCGCCCTATAGCAAGGTTTCAGCCACAACAGTTTATTGGATAAGCAACACCTTTTAGGAAGCCATGGTATACATTTCTCAAAATTTCGGTAGTCATCTAGGCTGAACCGCCTGCCTATAAATTCAATGATGATACCTAACATATCAATACCCTGCTTGTGCTAGCAGTTCTTTTACCTGTCCAACCACATTACCATTTCGCTTGAAACGAATAGCCCACTGCTCAGGATTGATATAGTCTATGATCATTTTTTGCTGAGATTCATCCAAATCTTCAATTAGATTGATTCCACTCTCGCTCTGAAATAGCATCCATGGACTGATTTTGCCAGAAGTGATCATGTAGCATAGTCTATTACGATTAGCATATCGCAGACAGTCTTTGCTCTCAATTCCTGCTTCTTTTGCTAGTTCAATCGTATTCTCAATACTACGGGCGATAGCGTCTAGTGGATCTTCAACCTTTAGATAGTCAATCAGAAACTTAGTGTAGTTCACATCACTGCACCAGCTATCAATCTTGATTTGATTTTTCAGAAGCCAGTCAGCGTATTGATTGACGTTCAAGCATTTGATATTCACGCAATAATGACCGAACTTGACAAACGCGATATAATATGCACTTTTGCTGAAGTCTATATAAGTGCGTGGCTTCTTAGTCGTCGTATTTTTTTTATAGAAACTAAGCCAAGATTGAAATCCTATGCGATTGCCTGGCATATCCTTATCCTGCCACCTACGCTTATGCTCGCATAGGTGATTCATCATAGTAGTTTCTTTTTGAAACTGCCTATTACAGAATTCACAACTGAATCCGGTATTAATTACCGCAATCTTTTTCGTAGTCTTCAATGTCTTTGTCTGTAATAATGCCACCTAGAATCTCAATCTCATCATACTTTAACTCCGGAAATCTCTCAGCAAGATACATCTTGCGTCTATGGCTCTCAACATACGCTTCGCTAAGAAGATTAAGATCATCATCGCTTGACTTAGCATAGATTTTCTTAAAGTATTCCTTAATCTCTTTGTGCTTGGGTTTCTCTTTTAGTTTACTCACGCGGTCCCTGATATGCGGAATCCATTGATGGAATTGCTTACCAATTCCCGGACTCGCTGCACAGAGCATTAACCATTGCAATTTCGGGTGGTTCTGAACATTCTCATTGAACAGGTATTTGTTTGCATGGTACTCGGTGCTTTGAAGATAATATGACTGAACATCCTTACTGGCCTTAACAGCACTGATCCAATGCAGCATCATGAACGGAACAAACTTCTTCTGCTGTTCCGGAGAGAGCCTATCATAATACGAATAGTCCTTCTTGTCTATAGCCGTAAGGGCTTCAAACAAATCAAAGTCATGACCTGTAAACTTTTCGTCTGCTGATAGTTTCTCTTTAGCCATTCTTTTCTGCTAACTCTTGTTCAATTTCTGTTAATTTTTTTTCAATAATAATCCGACATATAGTGTTTAGGTTTTCAATAGCATATTCTTTGCCGTACTGTGCCATCATGTCTTGCAAGACATCTTTGCTGAATTCAATCTTCATGACCGCAACGATTCTATAGAGATAATATGCTCAACTGCTTTGCCAATCTCTTCTCCGTGATTTACAATAGTGAGCGAGGGGCCTTCGCTATCCTTATAACGATCTTGCTTAAAATGTTCAATCACCCATCCACCAGAAGCAGGATACAACGTGAACCTGATACTAGTTTTAGCGTTTGGACTAGTAGCCTCTACTGATTGCACCGTAGCATTTTCATAGTCTTCTTCATATAGGTCTTTGATCCAGCTAGCAATAATTCTCTTAAGCCAATTCATCTTCTTTTCCTTTTTAAGTCGTGTAAGTTGTACTTCATGTTGTCGTGCCTTGATAGATGCATGTGGGGCCGTCATTGGACTTACTCCATATCCGGTACCGATAACGTGCGGCATAACATGTCTCCCGGGGCGACTCGCTAACCAGGAATGCTTTATAGGCTTTAAGTCTCTCGGGAGTCGCAGCCCTGGATACTTGCCCATCAATCCTCGCCTACATGATACATTCCAAAATCATAGCCTTTGTTATCAGTTGACATATCCCCGAGGTCCTCAAGGTCTTCGCCGTTATAACTGATGTTAGTAACGAGTTCCCATCCATCAACATCAGTGGTAGAGACAGTCAACTTGCTCACATCAAAGACATCAGTTTCTACCTCAAAGCTGTAGAAAAGACCCTTTTCATGGCTCTGGCCCATGAAATATATTTCGTCAGATTCTAGGATATCTTTTGTGTCCACGTTATCGCAATCAATTTTGGCTCCCATCCTGATCAGATTAGGATAATCTACATTGTCTAGCAACACATTGTTATCTGAATCGGTAACCGTCACAAAGGTATTTTCAGTATCGGGCCCGTACTCATGAGCAACGTCATCGCAATCATGCCATTCACCGGGAGGAAAAGGCTGTGACTCTACGGGAACTGCACACTCGTTGTCCCAGTCAGAAGCATATTCATCCAAATCAATTTCATGCTCTTCAAGGTAAGCATAAGCATCCTGACTAACGCGACCGATGACGACCTCGCCGCCGTACCCACTGACTTCAATCCTAAACTTCACTGTCTTTCCCCTTTACCTTTTCTAAAGTAACAAGAATTTCTGTGTTCGGAAATAATGTCCGAACCACGCCCATAATATCATGTTCTTTGTTGTTATTCTGAAACTCAACGATCATTGACTCTTTAATCATGTATGTCCTCACTGCTTGATTTAGGTTTCTATATAGCTCTTTTACTAGGGATTTTATAAGTATGATAGGCCACCAGATACATAGAAAGAATGAATAGTTCTCATACTTTTTGTTGGAAATAGTATATCGCACCTCATGATTTAACGCAAGTCCTACAGTTATTGACCACCACCAAAGAAAAACGACGGTTAAAAAGACTGTTAAAGCGAAAATCACCATGTTCAGAATGCCATTGAATAATCTACGACTTCACAGTTACGGCTGATTTCTTTGACAAAATAGATGCATCTGGGCTTCGGCCCCTCATCAATTGGCACACACAGAAACTGCCCATTACGAAGTCTCGGGGCATACCAAGTGACATCTGCATAGATATCTAGGATTTCTACTGGTAGAAATGTAGGAGAAGATGAACTCAGCGGATTGAATTGAAAAGCATTGAATCCCCTGTCATTGAGACTAGATAACGGAAGCGTCTCTAAGTCACCATGTTCTTGTTCACCAATCAATATCTGCCAATCAACCGGCATCTTAATCTTTCGGTCTCCAATTCTAAGCACCAACGCAGGAGAGTTAAACGACTCTAGGAAGATAAGAGGGATATAATGATAATCAACATTTGTGGGTGTAGAGTTATCAAGAATAGCGAACCTAAGATCATCTATCTCATCAGGTAGATACTCTAGATTATATGCTTCATTCGTGTCTAAATTGAGTATTCTCATATTGTTATAATAGCACTAGTGTCACAAAATGTCAACATATTAATAATCCAATTTCTCCAAAGTAAAGGGATAGTTAGCCTCGCGGTAGAAGGCCTTGCGTTGAGTCAGATGTCTCTTCGCAAACTTGCAGGTGCTAGTCATGTCCCAGATCATAACTGCATCTTTGTCTTCGGCTTTTCTAATGCCGCGACCGATACTTTGAATAACACGCACAAAGCTTTTACCGGGTTCAATAAGTACCAGATTAAAGATACGAGGAATGTTAATACCAACGGCAGCAACTCCATAAGTGGCCACGATTATCTTGTTATCACTTGTCGCAACTTCATCATACTCTTCTTTACGATCAGACAACTTTGTGCCGCCACTGACAAAAACAGCATCAGGAAGTCGGTTGACCAACTCTTTACCAGCGTTGACGCGATCAACTAGGATCAGGGTATTACCAGATTCTGCAATCTTAGTGATCACCTGTCCTAACTTGTCTAATCTCTTTTCATCCTCAAGCAGATGCTTTAGCTCACTCTGATAATTAGTAAACTCTACATTGTCTTTCAACTGTATGATGTTAACATGGCAGTTAGCAAGCACTCCACGATCTTGTAGTTCGCTAGCAGATAGCTTGCCAGTCACTGGTCCTAATGACACTAGAAGGGATACCCGGTCCATTTCTGCCTTAGGAATCGTACCAGTCAGTCCCCAACGAATAGGAACATTAGATAGGATTCCGGTTAATAGCGTCTTCAACACATCTGCTTTGGCCATATGAACTTCGTCAACTATGACGCAACCAACACCTTCAAAAAAGGATGCTGCTATTTCAGGATCCCCGTCATCTTCCTTGGTACCCTTGAGAAGATTGTTGAGAGATTGCCATGTGCAGATAGTGTGCGTCTTGCCATACTCCTTACGAGGGCCGAAATAGACACCTACGTCCAATCCTAGATTGATGTAATCTGCCTCTGTCTGTTCGACCAGAGAAGTATTAGGAACGATGATTAGCGAACGACCATATGGTTCAGCACACAACGACAGTGCAGCAGTCATGAGCGTCTTGCCTGCTCCGGTCGCTACTTCTTGTAGTGATTGCGGGTTTAGCAGAAAGTTATTTACTATCTCAATCTGATAGTCACGCAGCACGACGGGCTGACCCTCACGCTCATGTCCTTTTGGCCAGCAGATGTGAGAGAAAGTATCTGCGTTCACCTCATCAAACTTTAGTTCAGGGCGGGCCTCTCGCTTATCATCTAGATCAATATCATATCCATGATCGTATAGATAAGGAATGATCTCATCCAAAAGATTGACATAGGTACTACCAGCAAGAGAAAAATAGCTGATCTTGCCGTTCCATCGTCCGAGCTTAACACTGGGAAGATATCTAGCACCTGGTTTCTCAAACTCAAACTTCTTCATCAGAGCCCGACGGGTATCCAATTCTAGCCCATGGATCTTACAATTGACTTCATCTTTGATTTCTATCTTTGCTTCTCTCATTTTACCTCTACTGGGCGGCTGTTTTTCAGAATGACTATCTTGTCAACGTTTGAGTATAGCGACATTGATGTATTTATATTAGTGTGGAGGAGCAGCAAAAAGACACGGTTAGCTTTGTCTTTTGGGGCATGCCTATTCACAATAGAACTAAAAGACCGATATCCTTGGAGAACCCGTATACCCTGATCATTGAATGCTTTTTCTATCTCTGCATACAGGGTATTAAGATTGAGGCTTCCGCCGACTATAACAGAATCCGCATACAATGACTTCATCCATTTTGCCGCCTGCTCAATGTCGTCAATGTCTACCTCAGTGATGAATTCATATGCAAACTTTAACTCTTTGTCACCATCAAAGAGATTAGGGTGTGCAGGTATTTGATAATGAGATAACGCATACATCCTATTAGGAGTCAATGCTAAATCAATGCCATCAATCAATCCTGCTACGACAGGATTGGCTGCAGCCAAAATAATACTATCACAGACTTTAATGAATGTAGGTTCCCATATCAAACCCTCACGCTCCTTTAAGTCTTGAATCACGCCCTGCAAAACCTCACAGTAGGTCGTCTTGAAATGATTCGGCAAGAAGTTATATAGAATCTTGAGTGCAGCAGTGCTGAACGGTGCCCGATAGACCTTATCTTCTCTGATCCACACAAACGGATTATCGTCTACTGAACGGAAGCATGAGATGAAGTTCTTGTTGAATGGTACCCTAACAGTGATGACATCATCGGACAGAGAGATGCTTGCACCGGTGTATTCAGGTGTGCTTTGAACCAACAGGGTCTTCCAAGAGAGGTTCTTTAGTTCTTCTTTGTCCAATCCATCTTTAGCCAGCTGTTTTGCATATTTGCTGATCAACTTGTCAAACAGGTCAGCTTGATTAGAGGTCACCCGGTTTGAATTATGAATCATCATTTGAAGATTCGTCATGAACCTATAGTCATATTGGCTGAGGCTAAGCTTTCCTTGAAGGAAAAAGTGCAGTAGGTGCTCTTTACATTTCATCATCTGATTATAACACAATAACAGGCTGCTTCAACAATAAAGGTAAAAAAAGGGGACCGAAGCCCCCTTTTTTGAAAGGGTGATTACATTACTGTTCGCTGACCTAGGGGGCCTTGTGACGATTACAGATCGCCAGATAGAGTGCAGCACCTGATACCATGCTAACAAGCGATATATCTTTATTATGAAAAACCTCACTAACTAACTTAAATAAAGTCAGATAGAGTATAAATTCAATGAACTCCCAAGGCATATAAGTGTTGATCTTATTCCACATTTTTTCTTCTCTTTAATTAAACATATGTATTTACCGGCGACAGATCGTAGTCTCAGCAAGGACCTTCCAGTTCTTAGGAGAAATCTTAATCAGATCATCGACCTTGATTGCGGTACGGATAGACAGTTCACGCAGCTTCTTATTATTATCAGTCATAAACTCAAATACTGCTTCGGCTTCACCGTTTTCAAATCCATAACCTTTAAACAGACCGCCTTCAGCATCACGATGCACTTGCTTGATGCGAAGCATCTTGTCACGCTCAGAGTCAATGGTCAGATCAAGGAAGTGCGAGCGAGACTCAAGTGCAGCAAGGTGATCTTGCAACTTCTTAGACCGAACATTCTCAAACTTCAAGTTCGTGATGAAGATAGCAGAACCATTGAAATCAAACGAGTTCGGAATACCTTCGTCACGCAGCAGACGAGAATCCGAATTCCAGCAGATACGCCGACGCTTGCCGCTATCAAGAGCAGCCTTCAGGATATTCAGCGAAAGTTCATCACCGAACACGCTATCACAGTCATCAAACACGAGGATGTTCTTCTTGTCGCTATACTTGTAAAGCTGTGCATAGAGACCTAGTGCGGACAACGCACCCTTGACCACTGTATACCGAGGGCGATTACCCGCGATCTTGTCAAACATAGCAGCCTTCTCAAGCTGGACCTCTACTCCGAAGGACTTGCCCACGCCCGGAGGTCCTGACACGATCAAAGAACGAATGTCGCCAGTGATGCAAGCAGCAGCCATCTCATCAAGGATCTTGAAGCGAGTAGCAATGCGATCCATAGCCTGCACATCAGTCTCAGCGGTCTTTACTGGAGTAACAACTTTGTTCACCGGTTCTCCATCAACAAATTCAATGTCAGAAATGTTATTCACCTTGATCTTAATCTCGTCAATAGCGACGGGGAAATGTCCTTCGTTCTTTACAGTCACATAGCTACCCTTTTTGCCTGTCTGAAAGCCCTTCACTAGAGTAAACTGCCTATCTAAAACAGGCTGATTGCGATATTCACCGAACTTGACATTGATCGTAGTCATGTGGTCTCTCTGTGTTGCTGTCTATGATTTAATATAGCAGAATGGGTAACCGATGTCAACCGTTATTATGCCATCTGTCTTTCTTTTGCAGTTACCCAATAGACGAGTTGATCTATTTCTGCGCCGTTCAGGAACCAATATTTGGTGCCATCTGCGAGTTCAACTGCCGGGCCATCTTCTCGGTGACGTTTGCCGTTCAGATACCATTGTTTGGTGCCATCTGTATTTTCAACTGCCGGGCCATCTTCTCGGTGAGGGATGCCGTTTCTATACCATTGTTTGGTGCCATCTGCATATTCAAATGCCGGTCCATCTTCTCGGTGAAGGATGCCGTTTCTATACCATGCTTTGGAGCCACTTGCATGTTCAATTGCCGGGCCATCTTCTCGGTGAGTTTTGCCGTTCAGCAACCATTCTTTGGCGCCATTTGCATGTTCAATTAGTTTAGGTTGATTAGAGGACATCTTCGCCTGTCTAGATGCTGGGACGATCACGATTTTCGTCCATTTCCTTTCGCATTTGAGCTTTGGCGAGGACCTCTTCCTCAGGAGACATCTCCTTATTTTGAGAGAGACGGAGATCCACGAGTTCATCGGTGTTCAACCGAGAGAGAACATCTTCAAGTGCATTCTGCATCCGGTTGACTTCATCAGCGTATCCAGCAGGCTTGTTGACATTCAAGCTACCGATACGACCTTCAATCGTTACCACATACCCTTGATTTACATTAGGCTGAAACTTCTTCTTATCCATTTTAATTTCCTTTGATCGCGTTAAAAACTGAATTTTGTAGATCAGCCGCTTCCTCGTAAGAGAGGTAGAAGTCTGTGTTAGGATCCCAGTATGCTCCCTCAATAGGGTCGTAATAAGCTACCCGACCATTTGGGTAGAAGAAGGGACCTTCAAGTCCTTTGCGGGATTGATACTTAGAGCGAAGTTCTTGTGAAATGCTCAAGACTTTGTGACCCATCTGTCTGTCCCTCTTAGACGTTGCGTTCAAATTCAAACTTACGACCGTTCTTGAAAAGATAACCGACTTGCTCACCGGGAGCTTCGGTGTCGTAGAAGGAAGTCATTGTGGGCTTAACACGATAGACTTCCATTTTTCCGTAGCGGTCAAAATCATGATCTTTTGGATTACCGAAAGTCACAAGCACGAGATTTGGATTAGCATCCCGTGCCTGTTCAGCCATAGAATGCATACGAGCAGTAGTGCGATTGTAATCGCCGCCGCCACGATAAGATTCCTTGTAAGCGTAAGCAGTCACCCCAATCTCAATCGGGGCACCGATATCCATATCCGTTGCTCTGAGAGTGTTCTTGCGAAGCGTGTAAACGTAGATACCCATCTGCTACTTCCTTCTGTCTGTCTGTCTGTCTGTCTATTATTCATAGTAGCAGGGTAGGTTGCCGATGTCAACCGTTATTATGCCATCTGTCTTTCTTTTGTAGTTACCCAATGGACGAGTTGATCTACTTTTTCGCCGTTCAGGAACCAGTGTTTGGTGCCATTTGCATCTTCAAATGCCGGACCATCTTCTCGGTGAGTTTTGCCGTTCAGGTACCATACTTTGGTGCCATCTGCATATTCAATTGCCGGGC